GCCGCTTCTCTTATTCCTCGTCGTCCTTAGTCTGCCGTTCTGCGGCTTTCTTCCCGGCGGCCAGCAGTTTCAGCAGGCCATCAGGGACATCGGCACCCATGTGGGCGGCGTTCTCGGCGATAGAGCCGAGTTCGGTAAAAATGTACCACACCAACACCACCGGCAGGATCAGATTCTGGTACGTAATGCCCAGGCCGGGCAGGTTTTCGACCGCGATGCTGAGAACCGCATCGGTCAGTGCAGCCACGCAAACTACCACGATCATACCGGCCTTGTGCCAGATGCCGTCTCTGGCCACAGAACTGGCCCACTCTCCCCTGCTGGCGGCCGCCGCGCTGCCGGAGAGCCAATCCAGCACCATGCAGGCAGCCCAGGCCACCAC